CCAGCTTCAAGTAAATTAACTGGCTTTTTCATTTCTGCTATTGGTGAACCCTCTGCTATCCCTCCAGTTAAAATTTGTAATGCTTGTTGAGATACTGGATCTAAATCAGCTCCTGGTTGTGGTTGTCCTTCAGCTCCAGCCGCCATTGCTTCTTCTCCTGGCGCCATTATTGGTTGTTCTTGCTCATTCTTTTTAACGGATTGTATACTCCAACTCCAATCATGTAATATTTTAGTAGTAAGTTTTTCTGGATCAATAAATGGAAGATTTATCAACAACTGATATAAATCCATATCTTGTTTTTTCTTAATATCATTTTGACCAGCTATTGCAGGTATTACAGTCGCTTTAAAATCATATGCTCCACTAAGATCATCTTTCTCAATAATAGGAAATTTCAATTCTCCATCATCACCAGTAATTCTAATTATAAGTTTTTTAGAATAAAATTGCTTATACATTGAAATATAATATCTCATTACTTTAGCATAAGCATTTCCTAAATGATTAATAAACAATCTAACTCTTTCTAATGTTGATTCTCTAAGATGTCTTATTTCAGTAGCACTCGATGTTCCTCCGCCAACAGACATAGAAAAATCATCAACGCCAGAAGAATATCTCATGTCACCCTTTAATAATTCTTCTTCTTTATAAGCACTCGGTTTTATATCTGATGTACTTATTTCTCTTGCCCCATTAGGATCAGGAGAATAAATAATCCCAAATGGTCTTGCAACTAATTCTTCTTTATTTATATTTGCTAATGGATTTACAATCCACATTTTATGAATACTAAGAGTCATCGCATCAAGTCGTTGATTCTTAATCATATTTAACATTATTTGCGGATTTTCTAATATCATTGGTATTCCATGTCCTTCATATTCGCCAGGAACTTTCAAATAAGGAACTCCAATAAACATAGATTCTTTAAAATCATAAGGATTAGGAATTGAGCCACCTTTAAGAACTGGAACATCATTAACCATTACAGCATATTCATCTTCAAATGGTCTTATCCATTCAAAAACTTCATGCATTTTTATATCAGAATTTTTATACAAATCAGATGTTGACATTGAACCACCAGTTGGCACTCCCTTAGCTTGTCCCACTCCACTATGAGTAGTTTTAATTTCAGTTTTGACTGAACCATAATCAGTTAAATCACCACCACCACTATTTATTGCCATTTCTAATTTATTTTTATCAATCATTGGATAACGTCTTTTAATTACTTCTTCTGGCAATACTAATCTTTTAAACCAATACTGTTTATCTTTTTCTTCTACATTGTGCCAGTCATACCATAGGGCGTAATTATCTACCCATTCCATAAATGGAGCATCATAAAATGTTCGCTTTTCTTTTTTCCATTTATAAGTTTTTTTTGCCAAATCTTTAGTAGATAAAAATTTAGCCTCTCTTACATCTTTTTTCCAACTAACTTGCAAATAACCCATTCCATAAATCAATGAAGAACTAGTAACCATTTCAGCTGTATGGTCTGCATTAGAAAGTTCCCATGAGTAGTCGCAAAGTGATTGAATTTTATTTGCTTTATCTTGATCGTCTGCATTTCTACCTTGAACAGTAAAATCTGGACGAGCATCTAATATTCTTGGTTTTAATGTTTCAACAACGGCATGGATGTACGGCGTAATCACATTAGCCATCCATGGTTTAATCTCTTTTGCTCTATCACTATTATCAGCCATGTACAATTTATATGATCTATCCAATCTAGGTTTAATAACTTGAGTAAAATAAAGTTTAGCATCATCTCTTTGTATCCCAAAAAGTTTTACCAACTCTTGCTCCTTCTTCGAGTAATTACTCGGATTATAAATTTTGTATTGATTCTTTGACATCTATTTTAATTTAAAATTAATTAATTCTTTATTAATAAGCAAAATTTTGTGGTAGTATTTGTTCATAATCTAATTGTATAGGTTTTATTGTCGCAATGTTTTTAAAACCTTGTAATGCTATTCCTGCAGCAAATATTGCATCATCATGTAATCCTCTGCTACTAGGCTTCATATCACCATTATCATTATAGACAAATGTTAACATTTCATCTAAAGTATTTTTGCTATGTATTGTTATTTCACTATTTCTTATCGCGCTAGCCAATTCATTTATTAATATCGGTCTTGTTATTGGTGTAGTTCTCCATCCCAATCTATCAGTTGTTCCTGTCCCTATTGTTTCATATTTAGATGGTCTAAAATATAAATTAGGATAAATCAATTTCTTTAAAGTCATAGATGTCACTAGTCCATGATTATTTACTTCAACTACCATTAACGCATCCTTGTATCTCCGTCCCATTTTATTCAACATTTCTCCAAATACATCTGGAGGTCTAAACCCTCTAAACATTGCAACTTCCTCCCCTGTAGCTCTATCAAAAATAACTGCTATTGATGGATCACCACCTTTAACTCCTTCACTCGTATCTCCACCTACCACATATATTCCTTTTTCTTTCGGCTCTCTATAGATAACCCAACCATCTTCTTCTTTAACTTTAAAATCTTCCTGCCCTTTTTCTCTCGCTTTATTAATATCTCCTACTTTTAAAATATTGGTTCTATGTTTTTCTAACATATTAACATCAAATACATTTCGTCCTGAAGATAAGAATTTACAATTATATTCCTGATCAAAAAGTAAATCTCCCTTTTCTTTTCTTTTAGCAATCATTTCTTTCTCGGTGTATCCCCACCACCAATCATATTGTTTTTTAACATATTCATTCTCTTGCATCCACATACGATGATATAGATCTCCTATTCCGTTCGGTGTTGATTCTATTATAATTCTTTCACCATGTGGCACCGATTCGGACAATCCATTCATCTTTGTTTCTGCATCATCCCACATCGCAAGTTCTGTTACTAAAACATTTTGAAGAGTATATGATCTACCAACATTCTTAGTGCAAGGTAAAACTATTATTTTAGAACCCATAGCTGGAAAACTCATCTCATTTTTAGAATCAAGATAAATAGTCGGTCTTAGTTCTTTCGGCGTGGTGCTGTGAAAAGTTTTAATCTTATCAAATAACTCAACAACCATATCACTATTATATCCAACCAATGCAGAAGTAATTCCAGGTCTCATAATTGTATCAACATAAAGAAATCCAGCTACCGCCGTTGACATTCCTAATTGCCGACATTTAAGCAACATTATTCTTGTACACTTTCGCATCTCATTGAAAAGATCTATCTGTGCTTGTTTTAAGATAAAAGGCTGAAACCCTTTTGTCTTTGTCTTAATCTGACATAAATTCTCTAAATAAAACTTATGATCTCTTAATTTTTTTAAATATTTGACTTCTTCTGTTGTCATTATGTTTTGACTAAATTATTCATATAAACTTTCACCAAGTTTTTTTTCTCTTTCTATTTCTTCTTTTTTTCCTTCTGGCACTACTGGAGCTATTACTTTATAATCTTGTGTTTCATCAAGAAGAGCTTCACTCTTATCGTCATCATTCATATCAGTAACATCATTTACTTCTTTTTGAACAATAGTCTTCATTTTTTCTTCCCAGTTGTTTCCAGTTTCAGTAGTATTTTCTTTATATTCATCCATACCAATAGATTTCAAGAACACTTGATAACCAGCAAGTTTAACTCTTTCGGAAGAGCTATTTAAACATATATCTTTTATCCCAGCAACAATAACATCAAGACTTATTCCTTGTCTAGCTAAAGCCTCATGATATTCTTTTCTAATAGAAAGTTTATCCAGGGTTCTATATATTTCTGCCACAGATTTTATTCCAGTCATCTCCTTCATTTTTTTAACATCATTTGTTTGTTGCATAGCTTTTAATAATAAATTTTGTTTAAATTCGCTGGCTCCATGATAATTAGATTTGCTACGTTTAAATATTACAGGTTTAAGTTTTTTTTCTCCAGCATCTCTTATTTCTTGTAATTTTTTTAAGCTCATTTTTTTATTTTTGCTTTTTCCTTTTTTAACCTCTCTTTTATTTCTTTTTTTCTATTCGCTTCCATTGTTTTTATATTCGTGGGTTTTATATTTTTATCAATATAAGAACTCTTATACACTCTTTCAAAATCTAATACCTTAACATAAGGCATATTA